TCCTGTAACAGTATTTACTTATGATAAGATAAAAGAGATTGGAGACAATCTTGTAAACTTATATGGTGAAGATATCACCTATAGTAGAATCAATTTAATATCTACAATCAAACAACTAACACCTAAACAAGAAGATGATCTTGCTTATGTATTATCTCAGGAGGGTGCAATTTCTAGATTAGCAGGTTATTAATCAACAAAACAAACAAACATGGCAAAACTAAACGAAGAAATACAAAAAATAATTGATAACGCTAGTGATGTGTTATACAGAGAAGAGATTTACATTAATGATAGACATGAATATGATTATCATAAGCTACAAGCTACACCAGATGTAACAGTTCATACACTATATTTTAGTGATGATGATTCATGGACAGAGCATATCAAGAAACAAGTTGCAATGCAATTAGTAGATGATGGTAATGGTGTAGAGATCATTGGTGCTTGTAATAAAAAACACATTAGTTATCTAGAAGCTGAACAATTACATATATTGTTAAGACTGTCTAGTTCACACAGTGTATATCAAATCACTGAACCTGCAGTTAAAAAAGAGTTCTAATGTGGTATCCAGCAGAAATATCATTATCAAGCTACCTACCTTCTGAATTGGAGGTAGGAATGCTTTTCGTTAACAGAATATCTGTTGGCGTGATAGAACCATACATTGAAGTATTTGAGTTAGAAGAGATACCAGAAGACCCTGATGCATTCATGGCTAAACATGGTGCACCTGTAGAACTAGTAATCATTGATGCAAATGAACATGTTATTGCTACACATGATGAAATAGGTTGGTGGGATGATGGAGAATACACAGATGAACTCAGAGACATTACACTAAATGATATTAACTATCTATTAAGGGAACTTGATGGCTATATTGATATTGAAATAGATGAAGACTATGGACCTGTTATTTATGAAGGCAGAGTAGTATTAACAGTTGTACCAGATGATTTTGAAGACTGGGATGAAACATTAAACGATGGACTAGAAGAATTATGATATCACAGAAACGATTTAAAGATGAAAGACTAATTGCATACAGTGCAATAGATAAGATTAAATCAGCTGCTAAAGTGATACCATCAGATGATCCAACACATAAGAACGGTGTTAACTATCTTATATCAAGGAAAGAGTATCATGCTATTATTGAGACTGTGTTTGAACAGAGATGTGCCAAACATATGAATCGAGAATCTATTAGACAGTTTATTGACAAACAATTGAAAAAGTTGTAACTAAATTTGTTAGAATAATATAACTATTTTAATTATCTTTGTAGGCTATGAAATTTATAAATTATTTAGTAAGATGGATATCAAATAATCTCGCTATTCCTTTCTGGATGGTGGGACATATTCATCTAACTACTAATGTATATGAAGACATCTATGAAATCATAGCTTCATTTGGAATGAATATTATTGTAGCAATAGGCTTTTGGCTAGATTGGAAAGACCATAAAAAAACAACAAGAGAATGAAAGAAGAAGTAATTATATATGATATAGAAACCATGCAAGAACTATTCTTAGTTGTATGTATGGTGCCTGGTAAAGCTGGTAAGAGCTTTCAAGTATCTAAATGGAAGAACGAACTAGATAAGTTTGTTAGATACACAGAAGCTAATGCTGATGCTTATTGGGTAGGATATAATAATCTACGCTTTGATAGTCAAGTTGTTGAATGGATCTTAAGAAACTGTGACAACTGGCATGAACTATCTAATCTAGAGATCACTGCTAGAATAGCACAGAAAGCTGCTGATGTTATCCATGATGCTAACTATGATGTATTCCCAGAATACAGAGAGCACGAGCTATCATTGAAGCAACTTGATTTGTTTAAGATACACCATTATGATAATAAGAATCGTATGGTAAGCTTAAAGAGATTAGAGTTTGAGATGGACCTAGAGAACATTGAAGAGATGCCTATTCACCACACCAAGACTAACATGACCAAGGAAGAGATAGAACTCACAATTGATTATTGTTATAATGATGTTGATGCTACGTATGAATTCTACAAGATAACTATAGGTAAGACTGATCACCCATTATACAAGGGTAACAATCAAATAGAGCTGAGACAAGATATTGAAGCTGAGTTTGGTATACCATGTCTGAACTATTCAGATAGTAAGATAGGTGATGAGATGATTAAGAAGTATTACTGTTCTGAGAAAGGAATAGACTACAGAGAGCTTCCTAAGAAAGGATATTTCAGGAAGAGTATTAACGTAAAGAATTGTATTGCTAAGTATGTAACATTTGAAACTGATCAACTAAAAGATTTCTTGAAGAAGATTACAAAGATGCAGCTTGGCTTACAAGATGATTTCAAAGAGCATATAGATTTCTATGGAAATGTATATTCTTTTATGAAAGGTGGTCTTCATACAGAGAACAAACCATATGTGTTTGAAGCTGATGAAGAGTGTGAGATAATCGATTGGGATGTGTCTAGTTACTATCCAGCTATCATCATCAACAATGGGCAATTTCCTGCTCATTTGGGTAAAGAATTCCTTAGGGGATACAAACAGATGTTTGATAAGAGATTGGAGCTTAAACCGCTTGCAAAGAAAGATAAAAAGATTAAGGGAATTGTAGGAGCTCTTAAACTTGCAGTTAACTCTGTGTATGGTAAATCATCTGATATGCTAAATTGGATCTATGATAGGCAATTAACTATGTTCACCACTATAACTGGTGAGCTTAGCTTAATGATGCTTATTGAGAAATATGAAACCAATGGCATACATGTGATCTCTGCAAACACAGATGGTGTAACTATCAAGATTAATAAAGCTCTGATTCCTTTGATGCATGATATCAATGCATGGTGGTGTGACATAACTCAATATGAGTTGGAGAGAACAGACTACTCGAAGATTATCTTTAGTACTGTTAATGATTACTTAGCAATTATGACCAATGGTGAAATTAAAAAGAAAGGTGATTTCCTTACTGACTTTGAGTTACACAAGAATAAATCAGCACGAGTGGTTCCGATTGCTCTTGAGCAGTGGTTTGTTCATGGTGTACCTGTTGATGTTACGATACGTAATCATCAAAATCTATATGACTTTTGTCTAAGACAAAAAGCAACCAGAAGCTTCCATTATGAAGGTACTGATAGAATAACAGGAGAAGTTACAGTGTATGATAAGTTAATTCGTTATTATATATCTAACCATGGTAAAAAGATACTAAAGATAAAGAATGCTGAGTGTCAGACTAGAGCTGCTGCTGTGAGCCAAGTGGAAGCTGGTGAATGGTTAGCAACAGTTTGTAACTACTTACCAAAAGGTAGTGCTGTTGATAATGTAAATTATAATTACTATATTGAGAAAGCCAACAGAATCATTACAAAGATTCAGACTGAGGGTAAGAGAATTAAAACAGTGTATATTCCTAATCAATTAAATCTATTTGAATGAAAGCTAAAGTAAATCGTACAAACATCTCTGAGCATCTAGTTCAATACCAATTAAAAATGATTGGTAAAACAATGTTAGATGTTGAGGGTGATGAAGAGTGGTATACAAACAATACCATGACACAAGAACAACATGAGGAATTCAAGCGTTATGCTATTCCTCTATTAAAGAAGATTTTTAAATTTAACAAAGGGAAGGCTGAAGAAACATTTGGTTGGTTCAACCTACAGTTTGGCCTTCGCATTAAACAAGAAGAACTATGAACACATTTATTATTATTATTTCTGTAGCTGTTGTAACAGCACTTGTCATGTACACTTTATTTCAAGACAATCAAGAGATTAAAGAAGAAGAACCTAGATTTCAACCTAGAAAGGTGTCTTACATCCCTAAGAAAGATGTTATTGATTCTACAGACAAGCCTAAGAGAAAGTATTACAAGAAGAGAAACAAGAAGAAGAAATCAACTGTTGCAGATAATGCAACACCTGTTGAGAAAAGACCTGTTGGAAGACCTAGAAAAACTGAATAGTGGACTGGGGAATAGAAGATTGGGAATATCCCAATGACCACATCTATGCTATAGAAAGACAGAAAGATGTTGAAGCTTCTTGGCAACAGTGGGAGGAAGAGCAGATGTCTAAGAATAGACTACCTGCAATTATTAAAATACAAACACCAATATTAAACGATGAAGCTAGCTGTAACACCAGAACAGTTCGAAGAGCTCATCAAGAGAGGTTATAATTTAGATGTTATATTCTTATTGAAGTTGATAGACGAGCAGTATGATGTTTCTCCACTATGTGAGGGAAGTATGAAGATTGCTTCTGTCTATCAAACTTTGATAAGGAAAGCACTGATAACCAACACTGATGAAAAGCTCACAACATTAGGTAGAGACCTATTAGAATTCATGAATGCTAAAAGCACAGGAAGACTGATAAAGAGAAAACCTGCAACTACAGACTTTGAAGAGTGGTGGAAGAACTACCCAGGTACTGATTCATTTGAGTATAAAGGTAAAACATTTAAAGGTACCAGAGCTATTAGAAAAGGTAAAGATGAATGTAGACTTAAGTTTGATAAGATTATACTGGAGGGAGAATATACAGCTCAACAGCTTATAGCTGCTCTTGAATATGAACTCTTGCAGAAGAAAGAATCTTCTATTGTTAATAATGATAATAGAATGACATTCATGCAGAACAGTGTAACTTATCTAAATCAGAGAGCTTTCGAGGCTTATATAGAACTAATCAATGAAGGAGCTAAGGTAGACATAGCACCACAGAAACCAAGAGGAGGTACAGACATATGAAACAAAAGATTGTTGTATTTAATGGTATGCCTGATATTTATCTTTATGAAGAAGGGTGTGGATACATACCACATCCACCATATAAATCATATGATTCTTTAAAAGAAGCAATTAAAAAGAATCCTACATCAAAAGTTAATCGTTATCCATCTAAAAACATAGAACATGAGTTTTGAATTATTAAACGCAGAGGTTGAGAAAGGCCTTAATGATCTAAACAGAGGAATTCCTATGGGATTTGATCGCTTGACTAGATATGTAGGTATTCGTAAGAGTATGTATTATCTTGTAGGTGGACTAACAGGATCTGGTAAGACATCATTCATTGATGATGCTTTTGTTCTTAATCCTGTTGATTGGGCTCTTTCTAAAGAAGGCCTAGCTTCAGGTATAAAGGTGAAAGTGTGGTATAGATCCATGGAGAGAAGTAGAACTTACAAGATGGCTAAATGGGTATCTCGTAAGATATTTCTAGACCAGGGTATTATTATTCCTGTAGGTAAGTTGCTTGGTTGGACTGAGAAGATGACTAAAGATGAACATGACTTGTTTCTACACTATAGAGATTATGTAGAACAGCTAAGTGAAATCGTTACAATCATTGATGGACCAGAGAACCCTGTAGGTATAGCTAAAGAACTAAAAGACTATGCTCTACAGAATGGTGAGATACAGCAGCTTGACAAGTGGAACAAAATATATGTTCCTAATGATCCAAGTCAAATAACTATTGTAGTTATTGACCACATTGGTTTACTTAAGCTTACTAAAGATCAACCTACCAAGAAGCAAGCCATTGATAAGATGTCTGATGAGCTGAGATATGCTAGAGACTTCTATGGTTATTCACCAGTGGTTGTTAGTCAGTTCAATCGTGACATCTCTAATCCTTCTAGGATAAAGAATGGAGATGTAGAACCTCAGCTAGAAGATTTTGCAGACAGTTCAGCAACACAGAATGATGCTGATGTTGTTATGGCATTATTTGATCCTATGAGATACAAGGTTGCAGACCCATCAGGTTATGACCTAGATAAGCTAAAAGATCAGTATGGAGCTAAATACTTTAGAAGCTTAAGACTAATTAAGAATTCTTATGGAGAAGATGATGTGCGTATTGGTTTGGGCTTCTTGGGCCAGATTGGTATGTTCAAAGAGCTCCCAAGAAAGAAAGACATCACAGACAGTGATTATGAATCTATTACTAACAAATCATATTTTTTAAGAGAATGATACAAGAAGAAGAAAACGAAGTACCAAGAGCATCAGAATTTTATTCAAATTTTGTAATTAAAAATAAATCAGATGGTAAAACTTTAGACTTAATGACTCAGTTTGCAAAACTACATGTACAAGCAGCTTTAGAAGCTGCTAGTTATAATGCTAAATTAGCAAGCTATGATAATAAGGCTAATAAACCAGGAACCTCTGGATTTACAACAATGACAGTAAATGATGTTGAATGGAGAGCTTGCTCAGAAAGTATTTTGAATGCTTATCCATTAGAAAATGTAAAATAACATGACATTAAGAGATAAAAGGCAAAGAGAGTTTGCTGACGTATGGTTAAAAGAAAGACGTGGTATATTAAATCTATGCCCAAGATTTGGTAAGATAAGAACTAGTATCAATATACTAGAACATTTTAAACCAAAAATTAAAAGCGTCCTTATTGCTTATCCAGATAACAAGATTAAAGATTCTTGGCAAGCTGATTTTAAAGATAGAGGTTATCTTGATGCAAATGTAACATACACAACCCACCTATCATTGAAGAAGTATGCTAATAAGAAATTCAATCTTGTTATTATAGATGAGATACATCTATTGAGCGAGGCTCAAATAGAAGTGTGTAAGGAACTGTTTGAAAATAACGAACAGATCCTTGGTCTTACTGGTACATTGTCCAGTGGAACAGAACGAACCCTTGAAGAAGAATTAGATCTTCATGTAATAGCCCATTATCCAATTGAAAAAGCAATTGAAGATGGTGTTATTGTAGATTATGAAATCAAAGTTATTAAAGTGCCATTAGATAATGTAACATTGCAAGATTACAAGGGTAAGAAGAAGACTGAAAAGAAACAGTTTGAAGCTTTATCCTGGGTGATTAATAAACTGCAGAGTGCTGGTAATGATACTATGTTTATGCGTCTTGCTAGAATGAGACTAATACAATCATCATTAGCTAAAGTGAATGCAACTAAAGCATTGCTTGCTAAGCATAAAGATGAAAGAGTGTTAGTGTTCTGTGGTGTTACTAAAATAGCAGATAGTCTTGGTATTCCTTCCTATCATAATAAATCTAAAGAGAAAGAGGTCTTTGAAGATTTTGCTGAAGGAGAAGGTAATCACCTTGCTGTTGTAAAGATTGGTAATACAGGTGTAACTTATAAACCTCTTAACAGAGTTATTATTAACTATTTTGATAGTAATGCAGAAAACTTAGCTCAAAAGATAAATAGATGTATGGCTATGGAGTATAACACTCCTGATAAGAAAGCACACGTTTATATTGTTAGTAGTAATGAATCTGTAGAGCTTAAGTGGTTAGATAAGGCATTAGAATTTTTCGATAAAAACAAAATAAAATACATATAAAACTTGACTTTGTTGAGAATTTGTTGTATCTTTATAGCATAAAATTAAATAATTAATAACTAAAGCAAAAAACAATGGCAAGTAAATTAGTAGGGATTGTTGGTGCAACAGGTACAGGTAAATCAACTAGTATCAAACATCTAAATCCAGAAGAAACGTACATTATTAATGTTGCAAAGAAAGAGTTACCATTCAAGGGCTCTGAGAAACTTTACAACGCAGAAAAGAAGAATTACAAGGAAGTAGATGATGCAAATGAAATTAGTCGTTTGTTGAAGACTATCTCTGAAAAAGCTCCTCACATTAAGAACATTATCATTGAAGACTCTAATTACATTATGGGATTCAATATAGTGTCTAAAGCTACAGAAGTAGGATTTACCAAATTTAGCGTTATGGCTAGAGATATGGTTGATTTGTTTAGAAC